GGCCTTTACGCGGCGATAAAGCGCCTTGTTTACTGGGACGTTTTCACTGGCCACAGCTACACCGCATCTTCTTAGCGCCCTTCTTCATGCCCTTCTTTTTCTTGGGCGGACGGCCTTTTTGTGTGCCGTAAGTTCCGGGACCCTTAGGCATGACAAATAGGTGATGGGGTACGTCTAGTTTAACCAGCCTTAGATGCATATTCCAGGGTTACACGGCGCTTGCTGCCTTTTGGTGTGTTCCAGCGCGAAAATTTGACGCGGATTGATGGGTCCAGTGGTTCTTCGGGCGATTGCAGCGTCTTCCAGCGGTGGTCGCAGTCCAAACAACGACGCTCACGCACACAATCGTTTTCCTGTGATGTGTAGCGTCCCAGCACCTTTGATTCTTCTGATCCGCATTTTGGGCAACAAGGCGCGTTGAGCGGACGAAACATCCTTAATACAGGCGGTATGACGTTGCCCCCAGCGTTTCAGGTTTCGCCAGGTTGAACTGTTGAAGCACAAGATACCCGAAGGCGTCGAAGGCGTGGTCCACTCCAAGATTTTTGTTAGGTAGGCCCGTTCCAGGGGCGTAGGTGAGGGTGCGGAGGGATTTGATGAGTTCTTTGCAGCGGGGGTGGATTTTTACGCGGCGTGCGCCGGATGCGTCCATCAAACCGGTGTTGACGGCGGTGATTTTGTCGCGGATTTTCCAGGGGGAGCGGGGGGATTGGACGGTGAAGCCGCTGCGGCGGAGGATTGCGTGGTCGGTGACGCCGACGCCGCTGGTTTTGCGCGCTCCACCCGTGGGGTCGGGGCAGGCGATGACGCGGCGGTCTACGCCGTAGCGGCGGGTGACTTCTTCTGCGAAGTCCCAGGTGGTTGCGCCGCCTGTGAGCATGATTTCGTCGAAGACGTAGAGGGTATCTTTGTCTTTTACGGCGCAGATTCCGCTCATTGGGTCCACGTTGAAGTCCACGCCCAGGAGAAGGGGTTGGATGGAGATGTCTTTGGCGTCGGTGGAGATGTTGTCGTCGGAGAAACTGATGGCTACGAGGCCGGTGAGGTTCTCGAACGACGCTTCGAATTCCTGGCGGAACGTGCGCGGGTCAAGTTGAGCGCGGGCTGCCTCAACTTCGTCGGCTGGGACGTTTCCGCCTTCGATGGTGGTGTAACACCAGCGCTTCCATTCGTTGGTTGGGTCATCTTCGCAGTAGCACCAAAGGTCGTAGAACCAGCTGGCCGTTCCATCCGGGGTGGAAATGAACAGTGCCCAGCCTTGTTTGTCGGCCAGGGCGGGTCGAATCACTTCGAACCAGACCTCGGCGTCCATAAATGCGGCTTCGTCGAGCACGACGCCGGACAAAGAGCGGCCACGGAGGGCCATTGCGTTTTCTGTGCCCTTTAATTCGATGGTTGAGCCGTTGACTAGCTCTAATTTCAGGTCGGTTTCGTTCTTAGTTTTGATCCAGGGTCTAGGGACGAGCTTTTTGAGCACTTTCCAGGCAATATCCTTCGCCATTCGGTAGGTGGGGGCGCAGTAGAAGAAGGTTTCGCCGGGGTTATTGATCGCTCCACGCAAAAGTTCGACGCAGGAAAGGTATGACTTTCCGAAGCGGCGGCCTGCAACTAGGACGCGGAATCTGTGTTCGTCGGTGAATACTTGCCCCTGTGCCCAGCGGAGACTAAGTGGGGGTGCATTTTGTACGGCCATGGGTATTACATTAACTGCTTTTTCAACCCCTACCCCCGGGTGGGTGTAGTACAATCAAATAATCTGGGATGTATCAGTAAGTTCCCCGCGCTTGTAGTACAGCCGTACTGTTTGCAACCCCACCCCCTGTGCCGGTGTGCCGACCGCACACAGTAGTACAGATTTACTGAAAAAATTCGCGAAAAATCAGAATTTTGGGAGCGTGTGACGGCTGACGCAGTGGCACAGTAAAACTAGCACAGTAGGGTTCCGGGGTGTATAATATATTTAACAGCAACACAGTTGTTGTCACTAACTTCACCCAAGAGTTACTAACACAAATGTCCAACAATTCTTCCCCAGTTTCTGACACTTTAGTTGTCGTTTCTGTCTGCTCTGCTTTACTCGCAGCCTGTGCAACATTTGCTCTAGTTTTTGCAGTCGAAGACGCCGAAACTTTTCGCGAATGTGTACAACGTGAGAAAACATCCGCAGACGAATGTGCACTAATCATCTACGGTCGCTGAGTAACACAAACACCCCGCAGAGTTAGCTACACTTTGTGGGGTATTTTTGTACCCAAAATATTATAGTACATTAGTATTATAATATCGAACCTCGAAAATTTATTTTCAAAAAATATTTTTTGCGGAAACTTTTCACTAAAAATGTTATAGTACATCAGTACCTATGGGGGAAGGGGTGAGACGCTCCAGGTAGGCAGGCACAGAAACCCATCCCATGAATGGCCCTTGAATGGGCCTAGTCCTTGCCTTCGATGCGGATGTCGAGAGTGGGAACCTGTAGCGCCAGCTGCTCCGGCGCTGCCTCGCCGATGACGCGGCCCATGTCGCCTAACAGCGTCGCGACAGTTTGGAAATGGCCGCGCTTCAGTGCCTTCTGAACCGTTGCGAGGCGAAGAGCCTGTAATTGGTTCAACAATTCTTCACGAGTGCCTGTTTGTTCCTCACGCAGAAGCTGCATCGCGCGCTTGTAGTCGTCGTGAGCAGTGCGTAAAGACACATTGAACCGAGAAACGATTTTTTCGGCAATCTGAATTCTCGTGCCACCTTCCAAAATGTAGGCATAGGCAGCCTGGGCTCTTTCCTCTACGCGATGCGCTGCACCCTTGCCCTTGCGCCACCGCTTCGACTCATCATCAGCAACGCTGGTCTTTCTTTCTTCGGTGTTGTTATCAGCCACGAGCAGCCAATCGGGAACCTTCCCTGATACTAACCGGACCAGGGAGACACGCTAGGCGCTAGGGGTTGACACATGTCTCCCATAATGTGCTACATTGTCCATGTTCACCCAAAGGTCCACCCATGACCCTCTCCGACACAGCCCACGAACTTGAGTTATACGCGACCAACGTTGAAGTCTGGTACGCGCCAACAATTAAGAACCTTTCCAAACATTGGAAGCGCGGCAACTTCTCCCTGGATCTCGCGATCCACTCAATCGAAAAGTATTGCCTGACCCCTGCGGCGAAGCAATACCACCGCGAACACGGCAGCATGGCCGACGCTTGGCACGACATCTTCCCTAAAGCCGTTCGCCTAGAAGCTGCGGAATCTATCGCCCGTTCCTGGGTTCACGAGTTCAAGCTCGGCAACTTCTGGGACTGATTCGTCCAACTTTCCAGAAAATCCAGTTTCGTTCCATCCATGAACTACGCCACACAAACCGAACAGCTCCACACCTTCGCAGACGTTCCCCGCGTCAAAATCACGCGGCATCTCATCACCGGACACAGCGAATGGGAAGCCACAGAAAAGACCACGGTCCAGATAAGCCCTGAGCCTGGCATCATCTCCAATGCTGTCGTCGATTTCATCGCCGGTCTTCATGAGTCCGGTTATCGCTCTAGGGAAGACATCGAGCTGTTGCAGCGCTTCGCTGGCGCGATGGGTCTGGAGTACACCGACGCTCCAGGGATCAAGTGATGTTGAATTCTGCAGTAAGCGCGCTTCTCTGGTCTTCAACCGTTGAAGACGACACCCCAGCGGATGAGTATGAAGCCGCGCCAAGTCTGATTAACAGGCTCAGCAAAGACTTAGACGCTTTTGTTGAATCCCTGCCTGAAGATTTCGATCCAGCTGATTATTGGGTGGGTATGTCATCCGATTCAGGGTGGGATGCCTGGGATCAGCTAGGGCATGACTACATCCTGACTCGTAATCACCACGGTGCTGGTTTTTGGGATGGCGACTGGGAAAAACCCATGGCAGAGCGCCTAACCAAAGCGTCCCAGGAATTGCCTGAGCTGTATTGCTGGCTCAATGGCGAAAACCAAGTGGAGTTGGAGTGATGGCGACCCAGGCAGAAATACAGCATCGTCTCAGCTACGCGCGGGCGATGCTTGAACGGGGGATCCCCGTCGCTTCAGTCGCAACGCTTTTAAGCGCGCGCTACTTCGTCTCACGCTCCACGGCCTACACAGACATCACCGCAGCAGAACAGGAAATCCAGCAATCCGACGACGGCCCAGCCTTCGAAGAGATGGAACCCTGTAATCCTGCGGGAGTGCTGGCAATGCTTCAGCACCGCTTAGAAATCGCCATCGCGACCGGCGATGACAAGCAAACGTGCCAGCTCATCAAGGCCATGGACACCGCCAAAAAATGGCAGGGCTACAACACGCAATCCGTTTCTCCCTTCGCATGAACTACCAACTTTCCAAAGATCAGAAAGATTTGATTCTGTATTGCTTAGAACAGCAGTACTACGAATTGAACAAAGCAGAGCAAAGAGACTACGAATTCATCATCACAAAACTAGGACTCACAAAACCCGAAACCAAATGACATTCCAGGGCCCTTTCTGTGCGAGCGCTAGCGAGCACGACGACGCTCCACTCCCCTTCGAGCTTTACACCGAAGAGGAACTAGAGCAGATGACCATTGAAGAGGAGCTGCTCGATTGGGAACGCTCCATCCCTTCACCCGCAGACCGTAATCCTCGCCTCAAATGATTGACCACGTTCAGAAATACGCTCCAGGGCTTGTCTCCCTTGCGGAACGACTGGAGCCTCACGACTGCGTGATTTGCAGCTATAGCGCCGGGCCGCAGGGCGGCGGCGGAGCTTGGGGAAACGTTCCACACATCGTCATTCAGCCCGAGTCGCTCTACGGCGAAGATCCCTGTTTCGTAGCCATCTACGGGGAACACAACTGCACAGTTCACAGTCAGTACGGCGAGGAGTACTCCGTAACGTTCCAGGGGCTTCTGGACTACTTAGCGCAGCTGCCCCGCCCGCTTTGGAGCTTCGCGGAATGAAACTAAGCCGATTCACGCTCCAGGAACTTCACCTGCTTGCTGATTCTCTGTACTGGGAATACGCAATCTTTGAAAAGCAGGGATGGGCTGATTCAGCACGTGCCAGGCAAATGGCGAAGCTTCAGGAGAAAATCCACGCATACATTGATCAACAGTACGGAGTGAGCCAGGCATGACCAAGATCGAAACGCTCCAGGCAAATGCCAAGCCTTCGTGGCAACCCCAAGAGGTGAGACTCGTGTATCTCACCTATAGATCAAACATGTTGGGCATCATGCGGTGTCAAACGTTGGCGGCGTCCCTCAACGAAGCCGTGACACGTGCCAAGAGAAAGTACGGACCAGGTGAATTGAACTCTTGGGGCACTAGGAATCTGCCCATTGTTGGGGGCATGGTTGGCGGCGGTGAGTTCCTACGGGGTAAGCGTGACATCGACTTTCAAGACGACGTGTCGCGGATCTATCCCTGAGCGTTCCAGGGCTAGGCATACGGCCAGCACATGGTGGTGTCGCCTAGCCATACGTCTTCGTCGTTGATGTCGATGGGCCTAGCGGCGACGTACTCGCGGAACAGCTGCTTGAGACGTTCCAGGCTTATCCCTAGGTCCCTCGCTTGTAGGGCCACGTTTGTCTGTCCCTTGTAAAGACGGTCTAGGGCTTCTTCTAGTTCTTGAGGGCTTGCTGGGCGTTCCAGATGTCCATTCTCTCCAGCCATTGACACTCTGCCCCACGTAATTCTAACTCATTAAGCAAGCGCACTTGCGGTGCTCCGCTGCGGCGTGCCACCACAATGGCTCCGGTCTTCGGCTTGATCCCAGTCAGGGTCTGGAGTCCCAGCGAATACGCTCCGGCTTGGCAGATATAGTTAGCCAGCATTTCTTCGCTGCGGGCGTTCACGCTGGTTTTCCAGTCAGCGATGCAGAGCGTGCCACCTACATCGAGCAAGGCGTCTGCTGTTCCAGCCCAGCCTCGTGGGTCATGCACGGAAAACTCGATGGCGTGAATGGCGGTTACGTTCTCTCCGATCCAAGTCCGTAGACCTCGGGCGTAGCCAGAGGCGCTCCAGGAGACCCTAGGAGCCCCTTGAATGGCCTTCTCGATGGCCCAGGTAGTGATTCCCTTGGGGGCACGTTCCAGGCCGTCATCTCCAGTCCTCCAGCTTCCTCGCTTGTTAGCGC